GCCACTTCTTCCGGGCCTCCCCGACCAGCCCGTCCAGCTCCTCCCGGCTGGTCTCGGCCGGGACCGGGCAGGCGCCGTACTCGCCGACCTGGGAGAGCATCACGCCCAGCGCAGCCCGCGGGATCATGGTCACGGTCTCCGGGTCGAGGACGTAGCTCTGCCCGTCGAACTTGAACTCCAGCCGCTCGTCGTCGGGATTGTAGACGCCGATCTCTGCCATCACTTTCCTCTCAGCTCGAACGCCTGCTGCTTGGCCGACTTGAACTTCCCCTTGCCCTTCCCCTTCTTGCCGAAGGGCGGGGCCCCCTTCTTGGCGAAGGGATTCGGCTTCTTCCCGGGAGCCGCGGCGTACTCCCCCTTGCCGCCGGCGGCTTCTTTCTTCTCCGACATCATGATCGCGAGTGCCTGATCCCGGCTACCAACCTTGGGACCCTTCTTGGAGCCACTGTGCAGTGTCCCCTTCTTGAACTTGCTCATGACCTGGTCGAATGGCATCTCAGGCTCCTACCGGGGTTGGGGGTTGAGGGGGCGTGCCCTGCGTGGGGCGCGGCCCGGGTGGCTCCGCCCCCGGAGGCGGTGCTCCGGCGCCCGGGGGAGGGGGGCCCCCTTGAGGGGGGCCGCCACCGGGTCCGCCTTCGGGGACGGGCATGGCACCGGGGGTCGAGCCAGGCGCGAGCGACGGGCCGCTCATCAGCTTGTAGGCCTCGACCACGGCGCGGAACCGCAGGAAGGAGTTGACCTTCTTGGTCATCTCCATCGGGTCCGCCATCTTTTCGGTCGCCGCCTTCAGGACCAGCTGCGCCAGTCCCTGCGGCCCGAGCTTGTTCTGGAAGGTGTTCTGCCAGACCAGGAAGATCCGCTGCTCCGGCTGCTGCGGCAGGAAGACGGGCGGCAGCGGCGGCTGGGGCGGGGCGGCCTGCATCGACATGTCGGGAGGAGGCATCCCCGGCGGCGCGTTCATCTTCATCTGGACCGACTGGTCGTAGGCAGCCTTCGACTCCTGGTAGGAGATGGTCATCTGGGCGTACTGCTCGGCTGCCTGTTCCTTCGGGGGCTCGCCGCCGTACTGCTCCCTCGTCATCTGGTCGACCATCGAGAGCCGGGCGTACTGGTCTTCCCAGCCAGCGATGGTCGGGGAGATCTGGGGCCACAGGGCGTCCTCGGAGATCCGCAGCCCCTCGTCCTGCATCAGCATCGTGCCGAGGACGTGGAAGCGGATGAGGGCGTTGTCGAGGGTCAGGTCGATCACGGGGACCTTGCCGTCGTCGACGAAGTCGACCCACTGGCGGCGGGCATGGTCGATCTGGAGGTTGGTGTCCTCGTTGACGTCGGTCGGCAGACCCATCAGCTCCAGGAGCTTCTTCCGGGCGGTCGGGGTCGAGGCGTCGTACAGGCCATCGAGGAGCGCTTGGCGGGTCGATTCGCGGACGATGATCGAGCGGTCGATGTAGGCCTGGCGCTCGATCTCGACCTTGGTCTGGCCGCCGATCGCCTCCCGGTCGTACTGCTTGATCTCCCACGAGCCGTCGGGCAGCTTCGACTCGTAGGTGTCGGAGTCGACCCGGAGGGTCCAGAGGAGGTCGAGCTGGTGGCGCCAGATCTTCTTGAAGGCGGAGGTGATCCCGCGCTCCCTCGTCGCCCTTCTCCGCTCGGCCTGCTCGCCGAGGATCTGGAGGCCGGAGGTGGTGGTGATGTTGCGGGGGGCCTCGCCGATCTCGATGTCCGCGGGCCCGATGATCTTCGTCATCGACTCCACGCAGGCCTGACGTTCGAGGGCGACGCCGCTGGGCATCGTGACCGCCCCGAAGACCTCGGGCTTGGCTGCAGGGTTGATGACGGAGGGGCGGTACTTGAAGATCTTGCCGAGACCGAAGCCAGCCCGGAACTCCGGCCCTTCGAGGTCGGAGTCGTCGGGGGTCATGAGGTTCGGGGAGCCCATGCGCTCCCGGGCCTCGATCGTCTGGGCGTCGATCCCGTTGATCCGGTTCTGGGGGGAGAGGAGGTCGTCGGCGAGCGTCTTGCCCCAGAACTCACCCTCCCGGGGTTTCCAGACGGCGGAGGCGACGATCGCGATCGGGACCGCGGCCTCCTTGCCGTCGGAGCCCTGGACCTTCCGGACGAGTGGCTCGTTCCGGGCGATCAGCTGCTGGGTGGTGCCGATGATCCGGATCGCCCGGCCCTCCTTGAAGCGGTAGGAAGGGTCGGCGTACAGGTCGTAGACCATGGCGTGGTGGTCGTAGATGCCGGCGTCGAGGGAGTAGTCGTACCGCCCGATGATGTCCCACTCGCCGAGGAGAGGGTGCTCACGCATCAGGGTCTCGACGGGCTCCGGCTCGACCTTGTCGATGAGGTCGGGGTGGTGCTCCTCGATCCAGTCGAGCGAGCGGACCTTCGCGATCCCGTGCTGACGGACGGTCTCGGGGGTGACACCGACGCCGGCGTTCTGGGGGTAGTACTCGAAGGGGGTGATCAGCTCGATCGCGGTCCCGCCCTTGGGGAGGTCCTCGCCGAGGGGGCGGCCGAAGGCGTCGAGGAGGTGGGACTGCTCTTCCGAGAGGTCGGTGCGCTGGAGTTCGCCGGCGCAGGTCGGGCAGTTCTGCAGCTCGACCTCCTCTTCGTTCTCGTCCGAGTCCCGCATCGTGCCGACCCCGCCGCCCTGTTGGAGGGCGAGGGCCAGGCTCTGGGGGACGGAGCGGGAAGCGAGGAGGGAGCCGCAGGCGGGGCAGGAGTGGGGCTCGGGGACCGAGACCCAGGCTGTCTGGTAGTAGGACTCCTCCCAGAAGGAGTGGAAGGTGGCGGTGCCCATGTGGCACAGGTTGAGGATGAACCGGTCGCGCAGGTCCTCCCAGTCCAGCTTCTTGAGGCGGTCGTTGAGGACGTCGTCCGCGACCTTGGCGGCGGCTTCCATGCGGGGATCCCGGGAGTAGGTGGGGATCTTCGGGACCCACTGCCGCTTGGAGAGGGTGGCGAACTCGACGTCGATCGCGGGCGCGATGAGGTTCGTGACCGGACGCGGGAGTTCGATGTTTTCGTCGGGCGCCATGTCCCGGAGGGCGAAGCCGCGGGCGCCCTCGGGCAGGATGTCGTTGTCCCGCTCGATCCATTGACGACCGAGGATGTAGTAGAGGGAGGTGGCGATCCGCTGCATGTGGCGGCTGCGGTACGTGGAGTATCGGGAGAAGTAGCGGTTGTGGAATGACTTGATATCTTCGGGGGTGGCGTCGATGGCGGGGAAGCGGTAGTAGGCGGACTGTTCAGCCATCAGTGGTTCTCACTGGTCTCCAGGATGGGGGACGCCTTGTGCAGGAGTGTTGAGGGCGTCCATGGCCTCGAAGATGGCGCGACGTTCCTGATCAGTGAGGGTGGTGCTACTCCCGGGGACCGGAGGATGCGGCGGGGAAGGGGGGCGCAAGGTGGGGGCGGAACCGGCAGGGTACCGCCTGCGCGCTGGGTCGGAAAATGAAGTCGGCACCGGCTCCCGGGAAGGTGCCCTCCTCACCTCTCTTAGGGCCGCGGGGGCTTCGACGGCCAGGACGCGGTCCAGCAACTGCTGGCGCTCCTCGGTCCATTGGGCCCGCTCGGCCCGTAGCTGGGCGCGGAGGTCGGTGTTCTCCGCGAGCAGCGTGGTGAGGACGGCTTCCGTGCGACGTCTCCAGAACATGCGAGGCGATTGTCGGGGCGGGCGGCTGGAGTGTCAATCCCACTACCAGAGGGCGCGGGAGCTGACTCGCTTGGAGAAGCGCCGGGAAGCCTTGCGGAGGACGCGGTCCTTGTAGGAGTTGAAGGCCTCTTTCCGGGATTCGGCGGGGGTCGGAGCGACGGGGGCGTTGGCCGCATCGAGGACGGCTTTCTCCGCCCGCCAGGCGCCGGGAAGGAGGAAGGTGACGGCCTGGGAGAGGGCGTCGACCTGGTCGTCGTAGGTGCCCTTGTCGAAGACGGCGCACTCCTCGATGAAGTCCCAGACCCACTTCGGCTTCGTGCCGTCCTTGTTCTCGGGCAGGTAGACGTTGCCGGCCATGAGGATCGGGACGATGGCCTCGACCCGGGAGCGCTTCGAGCCCTTCGCCGCGATGGGGATGATCCCGGGGATCTCGTGCTGGAGGGTCTGCTTGACGGCCGGGCCCATGGCGGAGTTCTCCATGAGCTTGCCGAGGGCCTTGGGGTACTTCAGGTTCCAGGCCCGGATGATGCCAGAGGCCTGGGCCAGGTTGTAGTGGCCGCGGGAGGACTCGCAGAGGAAGAGGTCGGCGCCCTTGCGGGCCCAGACCTGGCCGACCCAGTAGTCGGAGGTCTCCTTGTCGAGGAGGGCGGGGTCCCAGGACTGGATCCACTGGTCGGGCTCGTCGGGGAGGGTGTGGTAGAAGCGGAACCACTCGCGCTGGATGAGACCGCCACCCTCGGGGGTCGGGCGCTGCTGGAACTGGGCGGCCCACCAGTAGGGGGACATCGAGCCCTGGCGGATGTGGTAGTCGGGGTCGTCAGGGAACTGCTCGGGCCAGAGCGGGGCGCCCGGCTCGCGGTCGAGGGCGTCATCTTTTTCGGCGAGGGCGGGCAGGCGGATGATCGTCCAGCGCTTGTCGGCGTCCTCCCGCTCGATCCGGCCGATCAGGTCGTCCTCGTGCCAGCGGGTACAGACGATGACGACGACGCCGTTGGGCTGGAGGCGGGTGAAGGCGGAGGCCTGCCACCAGTTCCACATGCGGTCCCGGTAGGTGAGGGAGTTGGCTTCCTGGTCGTTCTTGATGGGGTCGTCGATGATCAGGAGGTCCGCGCCCCGGCCGA